CACCGGTTTTCAATTACGCATATGATGCGGAAACTTTTAATTTAGGCCTAGGATTTGGTCTTAAGTTTTAATAACTGAGTATTAATTAAAATTATATCAACATGAAAAATGTATTTTCAATGGTAAATGATTTCGTAAAGGGCCTATCAGGTGTATTTATGGGAATTATTCCACTAGCAATTTTATGGTTTGTATTAACTGGAACTTCAGTTCTAGGATTTGATGTAGTAGGTAATATTACTGTTTTATTAGATTCATTAGTAAATGGTGGGTTTATTGGATTAGTAGTATTAGTTATTTTAGCATCATTTTTTACAAATGGTAAATAATTAGTTATTAACTAAATAAAAGAAAGGCGCCTTAGGGCGCCTTTTTTGTTTTTTCATTATATGTATCAGGGAATAAACATACGCGCTTCCTAATAAGACGTCCCTGATAATTAATAACCCTATTAAGGTTCCTAATAACCTTACTTTTCGTACAAATTTATTAACGAAACTCGAAAGAGAAAAAACTGATTTTAAAAATGGCAAAAAAAGACATTTTAAAAGAAGCTATTGCTGACGCTAAAGCTGTTCGTGAAGTTGCTCTTGTAAACGCAAAGGCTGCTCTAGAAGAAGCTTTTACTCCAAAACTACAAAATATGTTATCTGCAAAATTATCTGAAGAATTAGATGAAGGCATGTATGATGAAGATGAAAAAGACATGGATGAAGGAATGGGCATGTATGATGAAGATGAAAAAGACATGGATGAAGGAATGGGCATGTATGATGAAGATGAAAAAGATAATGTAGATGAAATGATGTATGATGAGGATGAAAAAGATTCTATGGATGAAGAAATTGATTTAGAAGAAATTCTTAACGAATTAGAATTAGAAGAAGACAAAAGCTTACAAACAGAAAAGAAAGAAGATGAAGAAGAAGTTAAAGAAGAAAGAGAAAGAGAAGATGACAGTAATGAAGAAGTTACTGAGGAATTTGACTTAGACGCACTTCTTGAAGAAATTAATAATTTAGACAAAAAACCTACACGAAAAAATACCCCATTAAAAAGAGGTATGGCTAGAAAAGGTATGAAAGTTTCAATGAATGAATCTAAAAGAATAACTCGAAAAACTCCAATAAAAAAGAGAACAATAAAGAGACATTCTTTACAAGAAGCTAATAATGGATGTAAATCTGTTAAACAAGAACTTCAAGAAACTAAACAAACTTTATCTAAAATTCGTAGTGAGTTAAATGAAGTTAATTTATTAAATTCTAAATTATTGTATGTTAATCGTATCTTTAAACAAAATGAATTAGATGACGCACAAAAACTACGTGTAGTTGAAACGTTAGATAAAGCAGAAACAACTAAAGAAGCTAAATTAATATACGAAACCATTAAGGACTCATTTAGCATTTCAGAAGATGCCTTAACACAAGAAATTGTTAAAGAAATTAAAAGTAATGTTAAAAAAAGTTCTAAAAAACCGATTAGAGAAAACTTAGGAATGGCTTCTAAAGCTACTGGTGTATCTAGATCAAAGAAAATAGCTCCTAAAAGAGCAATTATCAATGAATCAGATAATCTAGTTTCTAGATTTCAAAAATTGGCAAATATTAAAATAAACGAGTAATAATTAATAAAAATTTTTAAAAATGAGTGTAAACGCTTTATTAGAAAATTCAAATCCTTATAGAGAACTATCTGCTGAATCAGCTAAATTAGCTGGTAAATGGCAAAAATCAGGTCTTTTAGAAGGAATTGACAATTCTACAGAAAAAAATAACATGTCAATGTTATTAGAAAACCAAGCAAAACAGCTTGTAAACGAAGCTAATAGTTTAGGTACGTCAGGTAATGGTGCTAGCTTTAATGCTGGTAATTCAGAAGCTTGGGCTGGTGTTGCTCTTCCACTTGTACGAAGAGTATTTGGTGAAATCGTTGCTAAAGATTTAGTATCGGTTCAACCTATGAATTTACCTGCTGGATTAATCTTTTATTTAGATTTCCAATATGGTACAGCTGATAATTTTAAAGCAGCTGATGAATCACTTTACGGTGCTACTGGTGATTTGAAAAGAACAGATAGCGGATTTGACAAAGGTCTTTATGGTGCTGGAGAATTCGGGTATTCAAGCCAACGATTTGATGTTATTTTAGCACAAGACGATACGGCTAATACTTGTCCAGCTCACCCTGAGTCAAAATTTGGTACATCATCTGTTTCATTCTTAGATCACTTAAATAGTGATACTGAATTTTCAGCTTCAAATGCTGGATTATTTGGTGGTACAATTGATGGTTCTACTTCTGCTCTAGGTACAACTGATACAATCAGATTATTTAGAGTTGGAACAGGATCATTAACTGATTTTGATCCAGAAGCTGTAAGAGCTTTTACTTTGAAATCAAAAGATGATGATATTAAAATATTCCCACAATTTACAAGAATTAATTCATCAGGAGCAATAGAATTTGTAGTATCTGCTTCTATTACTGGAGACTATGATGGTGAAAGTGGTATTACAGCATCTTACTACAAAGGTCCTGATAACTTAGATGATAGAGGGGATTTTGAAGATACAATTGTTAACACTGGAACATCTACTCTTGAAATTCCTGAAATTAATGTTCAGTTAAGAAGTGATACAGTTGCTGCTAAAACACGTAAATTGAAAGCACAATGGACTCCTGAGTTTGCTCAAGATCTTAATGCTTATCATTCTATCGATGCAGAAGCTGAATTAACTTCTATGTTATCTGAATATATTTCAATGGAAATTGATTTAGAGATTCTAGATATGTTAATTAAAGATGCTGATACAATTGAAGGATGGAGTGCTACAGTTGCAAAAGATGTAACTATGAGCTCTAATCATACTTCAGGTGGTACTACTCACCCAACAGTTTCAGCAACAATTAATGACGCTGGTGTATATTATACAAAAATGTCATGGTTCCAAACTTTAGGTATTAAATTACAAAAAGTTTCTAACCTAATTCACCAGAAAACATTAAGAGGTGGTGCTAACTTTATGGTAGTTTCTCCAAAAGTATCTACAATCTTAGAATCAATCCCAGGATTTGCTGCTGACTCTCCAGGAGACAAAGACAAATACGCTATGGGTGTTCAAAAGATTGGTGCTATCAACAGTAGATATACTGTTTACAAAAACCCTTATATGACTGAAAACGTTATCTTAATGGGTTATAAAGGTAGCCAATTCCTTGAAACAGGTGCAGTATTTGCTCCTTACATTCCTTTAATTATGACACCTCTAGTGTATGACCCAGTATCATTCACTCCAAGAAAAGGTATCATGACTAGGTATGCTAAGAAAATGGTACGACCTGACTTCTATGGTAAGGTACTTATCTCAGACTTAAATGATATGTAATAATTGATTTTAAATCTTTATAAAAGGGAGCCGCATTAGCGGCTCTTTTTTTATATTTATATCTGATAAACAATATCGGTCACTATTGTTTTAACAATATAAAAACGGGGAAAATGGCCTCTATGGATTGACCACTATAGTTGTATCCCTATAATCCTATAAAATTATAAAAAAATGGGAGCAAGAAGTTTAAGTAACTTAAAAAATGTAAATAGAACATTTGATAATGTTCTTGATAGTTTTCTAAACCTAACAGATGGTGGATCAGTAGTAGGAAAATTTGGGTTAGGAGCCCAAACAGTAGCAGCTGCAGGTGCAGATCAAGCAGGTGCAGGAGCAATTTCAGCAACTGGAGGTGGAACTGTAATAGTAACAGGAGCAGATGATGCAAAAGGAGTAAGATTACCTTTATTATCTGACTGTAATGTAGGTCAACAATTCTTTATTATGAATAATCTTGTTAATAAAACATTAGAAGTTTATCCAGGTTCAGGAGATGCAGTTAATGTATCATCTGATAATACACCAATTACTATCGCAGCTGACACAATCATGTTATGTATCAAAATGGACGATGCAGAATGGTTTGGTGCAGAACTACCAGTAGTAGGAGCTTAATAACTAACACTTATTAAATTTAAAGAAGAGTCGCATAAGCGACTCTTTTTTTTATATGTATTATCAAACGTTACATTATATGACTAAACAAAACATCGATAAAAAACCACCAAAAGGTTCTGTAAAATTCTCAATTACTTTATCACAAGAACAAAAAAAAGCTAAAACCCAAATACTAAAATTCCCCTATAATTTTATAGTAGGAAGAGCAGGTAGTGGTAAAACTTTATTAGCGGTTCAAATAGCGTTAGATCAATTCTTTAAAAGAGAATTTAATAAAATCATCATAACTAGACCTACAGTATCTACGGAAGATAATGGATTTTTACCAGGATCAGAACGAGAAAAAATGGAACCATGGCTTGTACCTATTCGTTCAAATATGCGAAAAATTTACAATAAACCTCCTATATTAGAAAAAATGGAAAAAGCTGAACAAATTGAATTAGTATCCTTAGCACATTTTAGAGGAAGAACATTTGATAATGCAGTTGTTATTGTAGATGAATTTCAAAATCTTACAAGATCCCAATTAGCAATGGCTATAGGAAGATTAGGTAAAGACTCAAAAATGATATTTTGTGGTGATTCATATCAAATCGATTTAAAAGATAAAAACTATTCAGCTTATCACGATATGGCTAAATTAATAAATTCTAATTATGTTTATAAATGTGTATTAAATGATAGTCATAGACATGATGCTATAGAAAATTTATTAGAATTGTTAAACGGTTATCATTAATTGTTTTCTTTTTATATTTATATAAGAACAACCTAATATAATTTAAAAATGGCAAAAATACCTATATGGCCCGGATCTTCGTCGTTTAATTCATTAATAGAACCAACCCCTTTTGGTTTTTACGATGATGATGATGATTTTAGAAATGATGCTGATAAAATAGCAAAATATGTAGTACAAAGATTAGGTTTTCCTTTAGTAGATATTGAATTACAAGATATTAATCTTTATTCTTGTTTTGAAGAAGCTGTAACGGAATATGGGGGACAGGTATATCAATTTCAAATTATTAATAATTTAATTGATTTAAAAGGTTTATCAACAGGTTCAACCTTTAACAATATACTTGTTGGAGATGAATATGGTGTTAGTTATACTAATCCATCAAGTGATGGATATACTGGAGGAGATGGAGGTGGTGCAAGTGATTATGGTGGGGACTCTAATAAAGTCCAAACAGGATCTTTAGATGTTAAAAGAGGAATACAAAGATATGACTTAATAGATAATTTAGGATCTACAATAAGCGGTAGTAATCCCTCTAATATAACTATAAAAAGAATTTATCATTATGCTCCTCCTGCTATAAATAGATATTTTGATCCTTATGCAGGTACAGGTACAGGTATTCAATCATTAATGCAGACTTTTGGATTTGGTAATTATTCACCAGGTGTAAATTTTATGTTAATGCCTATGTATTTTGATGTTTTAAAATTACAAGCAATTGAATTAAATGATACTATAAGAAAATCAGACTATCATTTTGAAATAAATCAAAATAGATATTTAAAATTATTCCCAATACCTACAAGTGATTATACATTACATTTTGAATATACCCAAATGTTTACTTCTGACGATGGACAACAAGCAGGCGATATTGATCCTCAAACAGGTGAAGAAAGAGCATTATCACAAATTACAGACATGTCTAATGTTCCTTATAGAAATCCTATATATAAATTTATTAATGATCCTGGTAGACAATGGATTAGAAAATACACATTAGCGTTAGCAAAAGAAATGTTAGGTAGTGTAAGAGGAAAATATCAAGCTTTACCTATTCCAGGAGAAACAACAACTTTAGATTATAGTAGGTTATTAGATGAAGCTAAATCAGAAAAAGAAGCATTAATAACACAATTAAGAGAAGATTTAGATGCAACTACTACATTATCACAATTAGAAAGACAAAGTAATGAAAATTTAAATCAAGTAGAAGGATTAGGAAGAGAAGGTAAATATCAAATATACATACATTAATGATTAGTTTAAAAAAAATATTATATGAAGTAATAAATACATTTAGTGTAGAAATAGACTTATTTTTAAGTCCTGATGCTTTTATATCTGATGTATTAAATGAAATTAGAGCTGTAAGAGGGGTAACAATTGTAACTTCTATTACTCCTGATGATTATAGTCAACAAGGAGATGATGAATATGTTAGACTTAAAATGAAATTTATAACAAGAGGTGAAGCAAAAGATGCTTTACAAAGATTTTTAGATGATGCTTTAGCTTCAGAAGAAGGTGAAAATGAGTATAGAATACAAGGTATAAAATCTCTAAAATTTAGAGATGGAACTATAAAACGATTATAATGGCATTATTTGGAGGATCTCGAGACATATCATTATTTCATAATTTGAATAAAGAACTTTTAAAAGACATTATTCAAACGGAAGTTGCTTACTATAAATTTGCTTTAGAACAAACTACTGTAAATGTTTATGGTGAAGCTCCTGGTAAAAATTATTATGAACCTATGAAAATAGCTTGTTTAATTAATAGAGAAGACCAAAAATGGACTTCAGATGATTTTGGTTCTGATGTAGGATATAATCATACTTTTAGTTTTTTAAAAGATGAATTAATTGATATTAATTTATTTCCTGAAGTAGGTGATATAATTCTTTTTAGAAATAATTTTTTTGAAATAGACAGTAGAACAGAAAATCAACTTATAATGGGTAGAGATAAAGACTATGCCATATCACAAGAAACAGTAGATTTTGGTGAAAGTTTTTCAATTATCGTTAATGCTCATATTTCAAGAGTAGATAAGTTAAATTTAATTCCTTTAAGAGGAGGTAAATATCCAACAACAACTAAAACGGATGGCGGAATAGCTAATACAACAGGATAAAATGGCAGATAGAAAAAAAATAGACCCAAGAAGACCTATACCTCTAGATCATTATGATAAACTTAGAGCAAATTTACAATCGGGATTTGCTGAAGGTTTTCCTGTTCAACAATTTCCATTACCTGATAATAGACCTCCTGCAAGTAGAGGAGAATTTATATCTAGAAAAGACGATAAAGTAGGAGATGTTTCTATTGGACTACAAGACCATGATGAAGCTATAATGTATTATTTTAATAATGTTATGAGACCTTCAGTTTTAGTAAATGGTGATAGAACTAATGTACCTATAATTTATGGTGCTCCTGAAAGATGGAAAAGTGTTCAAAAAGATGGATATTATAGAGATAAAGAAGGAAAAATACAAACACCATTAATTATGTATAAAAGAGATGGTGTTGAAAAAAGAAGAGATTTAGGTAATAATTTAGATGGAAACACTCCACAGTTATTTTATTCTTTTGAAGAAAGATATACTAGAAGAAATCAATATGATAATTTTTCTGTATTACAAGGAAAAAAACCACAAAGAGAATTTTATGCATTAGCTATTCCTGATTTTGTAAGACTTACTTATACTTGTACTATTTGGACTGACTATATATCTCAAATGAATAAGTTAATAGAAATGATTAATTATGCTTCGGATGCTTATTGGGGAGACCCTGAAAGATGGAAATTTAATGCAAAAATAGATACATATAGTAATGTAACAGAAATAAATCAAGGAGACAATAGAATAGTTAAAACTAATTTTGGTTTAACTCTTCAAGGATACTTAGTACCAGACAGTATTCAAAAAGAATTACCTAATGGTAGTTTAAGAAAAACATTTAGTAAATCTCAAGTATTATTTAAACCTGAATTAGTAGTAACACCTACAGGTGAATATAAAACTAGAGAACAAGTTAGAGGTAAAGAAGGAGGATTAGCACAAAATATACAACAAATAGGATTAGGAGTATCATACCAAAAAATAGGTGAAACAAATACAATAGGATAAAATGGCAAAAGAAAATAAAAATAAATTAAAAGGATATTTTGAGACGGGTGATGTACCTACTCAACAAAATTATGCAGATTTAATAGATTCAAAATTAAATTTAGTAGATCTTAGTGAAAATCCCCAAACAGTATCAAGTGGTATAAGTGCATCATATTTTATGTCAGAAACTCTGATATCAGCAAAAGGTAACATAAGTGGAAGTAAATTATTAATAGCAGCAACAGCTTCTATTGATAGCCATATAACAGCATCAGGTAACATAAGTTCAAGTTTATCAGGTTCTTTTGGGTTTTTAGATGCAGACCAATTTGGCCATATTTTTACTACATATCCTCTTACAGGTTCTATAGCTACTTTTTCAGAAATAACAGGATCTATAGCTGCTACAAATATAAATCTTATAGCTTCTTCAAAAATTAAATTTCCAAAAACTGAAGTTGCTGATGGTAAAATAGTAGTTGATGGATCACAAATAATCTTAGTAAGTGGAAGTGTTTCTTGTTCAGATAATATATTTGCAGGAACCCACATTACAGCCTCAGGTAATATAAGTGCAAGTGGTTTTATATCTAGTAGTGATGTTACAACAAATAATTTAACTGTAGATAGTTTAATGCTTACAAATAGAATAGACCGTATAGATAATGAAAAAATAGGTATTACATTTGGAGATGGAATAAATGTTTCTGGAGGTCATGTAACAGCATCAGGAAACATAACTTCAAGTGGTAATATAATTGCAGATGGAACAGGTTCTTTTCAAGTATTAGATTCACCTGCCTTTATAGGTTCAAGACCAATACAAACAAAAACAGGAGATGGAGCTTTAGTAATAACAGATGCAGGAACATATAATAGATGTGGTGCCCATAAATTAACAATACCTTTAAATTCAGATGTAGCTTTTACAATAGGTACAGAAATAGATTTTATACAAACAGCAGCATCTGGACACTTATTAGTTACAGCAAGTGCTGGTGAAGCAGTAACATTAAATTCAAGAAATCAATTATTTTCAGCATCAGGACAATTTTCAGCAATTAGTTGTAAAAAAGTTGGAACTGATGAATGGGATATAATTGGTGACTTAACTGCATAATTATGAGAACAGGAATAGTAACACAACATGCAAATGTAGGAAGTGGTAGAATTAATGACCACAATTTATGGTTACATCATGATTATACTGATTCAGATAATGTAACTATATCAAATGGAGCTACTACTAGTGGGTCTCTTATAACATCTTGTTCAGATAGTGGTCCTCATGGAATGACTGGAAGAGCTGGATTTATATTAACAGCTACAGGTTTAGGTAAAGCTGCATCATATGTAACCTCTTCAGTAGGACAAAATCAACAAAATTACGCTTTATCTTATCGTACTGAAAATTCACAATCAGATTCACATATGCAATGGACAAACGCAGTAGAACCTTTAAACATGAGAGATTTTACTATGGTTTATGTTTTTGATCAAGTATTCCCAGGAAATGGTGAAGGTGCTATCCTTACAAGTGTTGATCATATGGATGGAACTACAGATCAAACTTACTTAAAATTAACAGGTGCTTCAGGTGAAAGTGGTATAATAGAATACTTTGAATTTGGATTAGACCTATATGCTGTTGGTTTTGACAGTACTTTTATACAAAGATTTCAAGTTCAATGTAAACATAATGATGGTACTACAAATACTTTAACCACTAATTATCCTAATGGAGTTAGTTGGCATTACGTAACAAATGCAGGTGAAGTTAATTCTGCATTTAATTATATAACAATAGTAGGAAAATCAGATGGTACGTGTGACTTTTACATAAGAGGAGTTAAAGCTATGTCTCAATCAGGTTTCTTTCCTGATGAAACAGTAAAAGCAGGAGCTGTAAGTCATGCTTTTAATAACGCTGTAGGTGGAAGAAAAACTGCTACTGCAAAAGTTTATGAATATATGGTTTTTGATAAAGCATTAGATACCCAAGAACTATATGATATTGATTGGTATATAGCAAATAAATATAAACACACTAAAGGAAGAGCTTTTGCAAGACAAGATGAACGAAATATTTGTTTAAATGATAATGCAGCAGCTCCTGGCTGTACACAATCATCAACCTAAAATATAATAAAATGATAGTTACAACATCAAGTATAGAAAATTGGAATCCATGCATACCTCAAGAAGGATGGTTAGAAACAGTACAAACTTATTTTTTAACTAATGTAGTTCCTTTTCAATCATCAGGATCAGAAAATATAGGCCATATAACATCTTCATGGCAACATACTTCAAATAGTATAGAAGTACAACCTGGAATTATATATGCTTATTCAGGTTCTATGTATGATTATAGTTTAGCTACTTGGATGACTTTTAGAAGTAAAATGACATGTAGTTTTTATCATGTAGAAACAGGAGTTACTGAATTAATATATGAACAAAATAATAAAGTTGATTCTCCAAGAGTTAACGTTAATATTACAAAGTTATTTAAAAATTAATATATAATAAATGACAGCTATTACATGGGATAATGCAAATTTTACATATGATAATAATCCACATACTTGGGATGAAATTATATTAGCTAGAAGAGCAGCAGGTGAAGATTGGAATCTTTGGGAACAAAAAGATAAAGATAAATTAGTAAAATTAATTTTAAAAGTTCATGGTAATACAATAACAGAATCTAAACGAAAAAAAATTAAACAATACAAAATAAAAGCTAGTGACATCAAAATTACAGTTGAAAAAGTATTAGGTGTAGAAGTATTAACAGAAAATATTAAGTTTTAATTATAATTTTATATTTATAACCATGTACAAATTATTTACCGATAAATCAGAACTCTTTGAATGTGATATTAAACTTCAAGGGGCAAGTTTAAAAAAATCAAAAGCACGTTTAGTAGTTGAAACACAAGACTACTCTTTAATGTTTAATGGTTCTATATCTAATGGAGGTAAATGTGAAATACCTATTAGAAAATTAAAAGGTTTAATTGATGAAGATACTACTGGTAATATACGTTTAGAAGTAATAGCTGAAGACACATTTTTTACACCTTGGGAAACTGATTTTGAAGTAGAAACAAGTAAAAAAGTAACAGTAGAAGTAAAATCTCAAACAACTAAAAAACCAATTGTAGAAGCAACAGTTAAAATTACTGATTCTGAACAACAACATGTAGTTAATTTACTTAAATTACTTGTAAAAGAAAATATTAATATTAAAAATATTTCTTACAAAAGAAATAAACTTAATAACGTAGTAGCAACATATTTAAAAGAAAATACTATAAAAAATACTGAAAAAGTTATAAATGGTGTTTTAAGAAAGTTACAAAAAGAAAAATAAAATGGTTATAAATGGCGGTCCAAGACTTTACAGGAAAAAATATTCAAAATACTTATCAAAGAATAGTACAAACAGACGGTACTAATACATCTGACGGTACTGGTAGTTTACTTCCCATATCTTTCGACGGAAATAACGTAATAATTTCGGGGTCTCTTGTGGCTCATTCATACGTTGTATCTGAAAGTGTTACCGCAGTATCTTCGGGATCTACTATATTTGGTAATACAATGAGTGATGTACATCAATACACAGGAAGTGTATTCATCACAGGCAGCATAAGTGCAAGTTTAACAGGTTCTTTCGGAAGAGTTATATGTCAAACAATATCAGCTAGTACAGGTCATTTTGATGAAGGTACTATTGAAATTGGTGGAGAACCAATGAATAAAACATTACTCCAAAATATAAAAGATGGGTTTGATGATAGTACAAGAAATACTAAAAGTAATATAGCTTTATTTAAAGGAGGTATACATGCAGAACATATATCTGCTTCACTAGTAAGTGCAAGTGAATTTAGATCAAAGGGTCATATAACAGCATCAGGTAATATAAGTGCAAGTGGAAATATATTGGCAAGAGGGTTAACAATAACAAAATTAGATGTAGACAATGATGAATCAACTGCTTTAGTTATAGATAATGGAATAGTTGGAACAAGAGAATTAGGTTCTAATGCATTTACTTCAACTACAATAGGTACAGTAACAAATGATTTAACAGTTGATGACGCTACCTTACAGCTTGATAGTGGAACTACATATGATGGATCAACAGCAAAAACAATTTCTGTAAAAGATGGAGGAATTGATTCAAATGCTTTAGCTGCTGATATAACAGTAACTACATTAACTACTACTGATATAATAGCAACAGGTCATATATCAGCATCATTAGTAAGTGCAAGTGAACTTAGATCTTCTGGTCATATAACAGCCTCAGGTAACATAAGTGCAAGTGGTTTTATATATTCTGCAACTAGTAGTTCTATGGCAAGTCGAGTTGCAACATTAGAAGCAGTAGATCATGTCAATTCAGCCTTAACTGTAGATAATACAACTTTACAATTAAATACAGGTACTACATATAATGGTGCATCATCAAGAACAATTTCAGTTAAAGATGGTGGAATAGATTCAGACGCATTAGCTGATGATGTAACTGTAACAAATTTAACAACTACAACTTTACAAGGAGTAGGAGGTACAACAGGATTAATAGTTGATGGTTTTATAAGTGCAAGTGGACGTATAAATTCAGAATCACATATATCAGCATCAGGTAATATAAGTGCAAGTGAGGGTATAATAGGGGGAACTTTAAAACTAACAGGATTATCCGCAGATAACGACGAAGCAACTGCTTTAGTTATAGATAGCGGGATAGTTGGAACAAGAGATTTAGGCTCTAACGCATTTACAAGCACAACAATTGGTACTAATACTAATGCTTTAACTGTTGATGATGTTACATTACAACTAAATACAGGAACTACATTTAATGGCTCTGCAGCAAGAACAATTTCTGTAAAAGATGGAGGAATAGATTCGGATGCATTAGCCGCTGACATAGCTGTTACCTCATTAACTGCAACTAATGTAACTGCAAGCCAATATGAAGGAAACACATTATTTACAACAGGTTCTCATACATCAAAAGGAACAACAGCAGAAGGAGATATATTTAAATTTGGATCTTCAGACCCAACAACTGCAGGAGATATTTATATGTTAAGAAGTGATGCACAATGGGTTCAAGCAACTGCAGCTGATGAAACTGCGGCAACAGGTTCGTTAGCAGTTGCTACAGGAGGTAGTGCTCTTGTAGGGATGTTATTTAGAGGTATGGTTAAATTAGATAATGATCCTGATTGTGCAATTGGACAACCTGTTTTCCTTAGTACTACAGCAGGTCATGCTGCATGTGCCGCTCCTACAAGTACTAATAATATAGCAAGAATAATAGGATTTTACATGAGTGGTAGTGGAACAATATATTTTAATCCAGATAATACTTCTGTAAAAGTTTCTTAATATATGGCAACAACAACAGCACTTGTGTCTTCTGTCTCAACTAACAGTGTTGCTGCTAGTAAATGGCAGGCAGAAGATCTTACTTTTAATGATGGTTTTGCGTTAAATGGCCAAACAGCAGACATAGCATTTAATGCTTTTAGTGGATTAAGTGTATCTTCAGGTGCTACAGTTAATGGTATAACTATAACAGCATTTGGGCAAGGAAATCCTGCTTCTAATAAACCTCAACTTAGGGTTTATAACCCAGGCACACGTACTTTTAGTAGTGGAAAAGATTGTAATAGTACTCTTTCTAAATCTAATGCAGTTGTAACTTGGGGAGGTTCATCTGATTTATGGGGAATTTCTTGGACAGATACACAAGCAGTTGCTATACGAGCAATATTTATGACTTCAACAATAGGGGGTGGTGGTACTGTTTTCTATGATTATTTTAAAGTAACTATTGATTTTACACTAGCAGGATATGGACATGATGTAATAGGAGTAGCATCATCAGACATAACAAGTATAAATGGAGTACCTACTGGTGACATTAGTAATATTATAGGAGTTTAATATGCCACAAATAACAGAAAATTTAGTTTGGTCTTCAGATGTTAGTAATACAGGTGTAACTAATCCTGAAAATTCAACATCATCTGATGATAGTAAAACTCAAATGGCTAATGACTCTAGTACAGATTGGATATTTGAATTAACAAATTTATCACAAACTCCTTCATCTATTGTTAGTGTAATCCCTAAATTTGAATCTAATTCAGGAGCAGCATTTGGAGCAATTATATGGGCCCATAGAATATTAAATGGTTCTAATACAACTTTATATTCAGAAAATGTAAACACTCCTGGTGATGATGATAGTGTTACTACTTTAACTACAAGAACTACATCAGACGGAAGTACAGCATGGACAGAAAATGATATAAATACACTTAGAATACAGTTTGATCGCCTTGCAACTGCCGGGGGAGGTACTCATGCTCTTTTAGATCATTATTATGTAGAAGTTGTTTATAATGTAGAAGCAGGAATAGTAAATGTTTCATCAGGTACAATAAATTTAACATCAGGAATACTAAAACTATCTGTTTAGATATGTATAATAAACAGTATTATGACAATAAAAACAAAAACAAGGGACCCAAAATTAAATGAATTTGCCAATGATGAAGTCATAATTAATATCAAAGAAGGTTCATTATTTTATAAATCAAGATTAGGTTTACATAAACTTAAACCAGCAGTTATAGTTACTGCTACTGCTGTAGCTGAACCTTTACCTGAACCTGAACCTGTAGATACTGTTTGTAGTACTATTGAAAATGATTCTCTTTGTGACCCCTCAAAAAATACTATAACATTAAATACAGAATTAGGTGATTCTAGTGATTTTGGAGGAGGTACACCAAGTACTTTTGTGCTTTCATCAGGTACTGATAATTATCAAAATGATAGTTCAGGCGATAATTCTGAAACAGTAACTTTAGGATTAAGTACAAAGATTGGAGATTTAGATGATGATGATCCCTATCATAGGGTTTTAAAAATAGAAAACAAAGCGGGCTTTGTAGAAATAGGACCTGTAGGGTATGGTCAAGTTTTTGGTAATGGAGATCATGTACCTGGTGCTATATTTAGAACTAATAAAACTTCATTTTCCTTTGCTTCTAATGCTGCTTCTTCAGGGGGTGAAATAAATCTATTAGTTAAAGGAGGATCTAGATCAGGATATAGATCACTTACAGATGACTTGTGGTTATCTACATCTGCCGGTAACTTAGATGTTATTGATATTCAAGATAGAGCTCACATACAATTAAAATCTAATGAAGCATCTACAACAATTTATGGAGATGTAAATATTCAAGCTAACACAGCGGATGCAGATAATAATATAGGTACAGGTAATTTAAATGTAGATGGAAGAATAAATACTTCACAAGCTATAGAAGCTCCTGAAGGTATTGTTATAACAGATAATAATGGAGATAGATTTAGAGTAAAAATACAAACTTTTAGTTTTGGTCCTCAAGCAGGAGCCCCTCAATTAGTTTTAGAACCAAACCCTGATTAATAGAATGTATTATGAATTACGGACAAAAAAAAGATGAAATAATAATTTTAAAAAAGGGATTAGTAGGTACTGAAAATAAACCTGGGATCTTTTTATTTAAATCTGGCTCTTTAAGAGATAGTACAACTGCTATATCTTCTTCTGTTCCTTTTTCTATTGCTATTACTTGTTCAAATAATTCAAACGGTGTTTTAACAAATCTTTCATTATCACAATCTTATGCTGCAATTACTATTAATAATGGAGATGGAGGTATTGGAGATGCTGTTATAGGAAAAGGATTTAGTGTAGGAAATTTTAAAGGTAGAATAAAAGATACTAAATTAATATTAAGATATGTATCTTCTTCTTTTGTTAATTCTGCAAGTAAAGCTTTAGGAGAATCCCCTATATCTCTAACAGAAAAAATATTTAAATCTGAAGATGGAGCAAATAATTATTATGTTAATATTCCTATTAAAAGAAATGATGATAGTTTTACTGTAGCATATAGAACAGTAAATGCTTTAAATAAAAGAGCTAATAGATTATTATATACTGCTAGTTTAATAGATGATGGTACTAGTGAATTAGGTAATGCTTCTATAGGTAATACTTTTGTAGTAGGATCAGAAGAAGCTTTTACTTTATATGATGTTAATACTTCTTTAGGAAGTAATATGGCTATTGGTTCTAGTTTTAAAATTAGAAATTCTAAAACTACAAGTGCTTCTGTTGATGTTACTGGTAAATTTAAAATAACTAGTTTAAATAGTGGGTCTACATTAGATCCTGATTTTTCAGGAACTAAAGTACAACTAGGAAAAATGGAAGTAGGAGATTCATTTAAAGTAGGTAGTACTAATCCTTTATTTAAATATAATATTATTCAATCAGGTTCAGGTAGAAAAAACCAACCAGAATTTATAGGTAATCCTTTTCTTAATCCTTCATATTCTTTAGCTATAGAATTTGACCCAAATGATTTAGATAGCGCTTTTATAACAGGATCTAATGCAAGTGCAAGTATATATTTTTCAGGTTCAGGTCAAATGGGAATAGGAACAACAAACCCTAAATCAGCATTTGATATAAAAGCAGATGACTTTAAAGTAAGATCAAGAGATGGTAAAAGAGAAGTAAGAATACAAGCAGATGGTAGATTATCAGCAAGACAATTTGCAGGAAATACAGGAGTATCTGAATCTTTAGGTGGGGTAATAGTATTATCTTACAGCCCAGGTACATTTGAAACTCCAACACAAGCTCAATCAGGAGAAACTGTAGGTACAATTATTTTTGCTGATGAATCACTTAATGCTTCTGCTAGTATAGCAGATGTTATAGGTTCAGGTAGTGTTGCTCAAATTAAATCAACAGTTAGAGGTTCAACCCCTTTAGGAGGTGGTGGTGTTTATGGTGATTTAGAATTTTTCTGTAATTTAGATTCTAGTACAAGTTCATCAATGGTACCGTTTTTTAAAATAGGTCCTCAAACAATGTTTGATAATGGTTATGGTGCTCATTTTCCATTTCCTGTAAGTATGAGTAGACAACTTGCTATAGGAAATGAACTTGCAAGTCAAGGACCTACAAAAAATCATGCTTTAGTAGTAAATGGTAATGTTGCAATAACAGGAAGTTTAGAAGTACAAGGAGCTGTAACTTCATCAATAGTATCATCTTCAGTAATTTATTCAAGTGGTTCTAATATATTTGGTGATAGTATTGCAGATATACATACATTTAATGGATATATAGCAGCAACTCATATAACAGCCTCCGGTAATATAAGTGTAGGAGAATACCTTTATCACTCTGAAGATCCTGAT